GCGTAGGTTTGTAACAGCAGCACGGATGTCAGATACAGAGATGGTTGAACCAGCTGTGATACCTGCAGTGTTTGTTGCTGTACCGCCGTAGATGATGTTTGTGCCTGATGTCAATACACCTGCAACAACTGCGTCGATAGAGTCTGCAGCGTTGTAAGCGATGATATCAGCAAGTGCTGCATCTACGTCGTTGAATGAAGTTAGGTTTAACTTCTTGGTTGTGGTTACGGCTGAACCGTATTCCTGTAGTGTTACTGTAATCTGATTTGGATTACCAAGAGCGATAGAAGAAACATCTGTTGATTCTGTCAAAGTAGATGTAGCTTGTGCTAAATCTGAGTAGATTGAGAATACAACTGATGAACCTGGCATCGCCTGCTGCACTGGCTTGACATCAGCAAGAGCACGCATAACAGGGATAGAACGTAGTGCCATACGGACATACTGATCATACGCTGTTTGTACGAGGTTGCTGATGGCACTGGTACCAGTGAGCGTACCTGATGGAATTGCCATCTATTTGTGCCTTTCGGTTAGAGTTGGTTTAGAGACCAGAGTTGCGAATTACTTCGTCCAGCTCTTCTCTGCTATTTGCCGATAGAAGTTTTCTCATAATGTCATCTGTTGAATCAGGAGTTAATCCTTGGTCAACAGCACTATTCATCTTCTTGTAGGCATTAGCAGTAGCTGGGTCAACTACTGGTTGTTTATCTTCGACTTGAAATCCGAACACGTCGGCATTATCTTCAAGCCATTTAGACAAAGACTCCTCAGTTGGGTCTAAGTCCTGTGGAATAAACTTGGCAACTTTGCCATTAACTCCACGCGATTCGAGGACATCCTTAATCGCTCGTTCTCTGTTTTGTTTTGAGACTGATTCAAACTGAGACTTAAACTCGTTTAATTCCTTGTCTCTTTGCTTTAGCTGCTTACGCAGTTGTTTAACGAGATCATTATTTGACTCTGATGTGAAATCATCGTCGTCGTCCTCGTATTCGTAATTGGACATTAGTCCATCTCCCATTCTATGTTTGACGTAGGCCACATACTGTTTGGGGTGACGCAGTATGGCTCCCACTACCGGTAATTGTTATCGCTCCAACAGGCCGGTGGTTCTGTTGGCAGGCTTATTTAGTAGGCTCCAGACCTTCCTCGGTCTAGTGCTCCTTGCGCTCCGCCGTATTGACCAGCAAAAGATGCTTGTTCTAATCCGACATATTTTTCGCGCTTCTTCTTGGCTTCTGCTGCTTTGCCAAGATTGTAAATTTCTTCTTCTGCAGTTGCTTGGTCATATAAACCTAATCCTGCGTTTTGATAGAAACTAGATAGTTCTCCACCACGCTGTGCAGTTTCCATAATTGTTGGAATACTTGCACGTGCTATATCTGCAGTTACGCCTTGACGTGCAAGTTCTTCTGCACGACCAACTTGTGTGCCAAGTCCTGCACGCATATATTCGCCACCAATTTGAGCAGCTTTAACCTTAGACTGAATTGTTTTAAGAGCGTTCTCAGGATCAAGTACATAGGATAATAAATCACTACGTGAAATCTCTGGATAGAACTCTTTAATTGCGTTCATATATTCTTTTGGACCCTTTTCAATTTGGTCCACTGCTTGTACTAAACGCTGTTCTAATTCAACAGGATCTACGTTTCCAGCAATCAGTTTCTCAAAACCAGGTTGAACACCAAGTTCACCTTTCTCCCAATAAGAAGAAGGTAGTCCATAATTACGCATTAAGTTTTGGTATGAATCTTCTAGTGCTAAATATGTGCCTTCATCAAGTGCTTTATATCCTGCCTTAACGCGTGCTGCGTTAGCAGCAAAGCGCTTTAGATATGCAGGTGAGTTACGTAATTCAATAGTAAACTGAGATGGAGATACGTCTTTTTGAATAAGGTCTTTAATGCTTTCAACCAAAGACTCTAAACCATATTGTTTAAATTGACTATAAAGTAAATCATAAGCAGATTGACGACCAGCTTTATTAGCTGCCGCTGTTGCATCGGCAGCAAGTTGTTCAGGTGTTTTTAAAGTAGTGTTATTGTTAACATTAGTATTGCCGCCTGAAGGTGGCATAGCCCCACCAACACGAGCACCAAAAGTTTGTGTAGTTCCAGCACCTGTTTGAACTTCAATACGTTGAGTTCCATTTTCATCTGTAACTAAACGCCAACCAAGAATATCTGGATTGCCAAGCATTTTTTGATATTGCTCAGGAAGTGGACCTTCAGTAAATCCTGCTTTAAGAATACCTGGTGGTAATAAACCAGTATCAATAGCGCCAAGATATCCAGAAATATCCGGCATACCATTAGGAAATTCTTCTACATAAGGAGCAGGTTCTGCCATAGTTGATGCTTGAATTTCAGCAGCACGCATACCTGCTAGTTTTGTACGCTCATCTACTGCTGGTTTATATGCGGATGCTAATGCTGCTAATCGTTCTTTCTTAGTTACCATTATTATCCCATCATTCCAAAGTCACGTAGCACTGAAAGCGCTTTATCAGATACTTCCTGAGCCGCATTAGATGTGTACTGCCAGCGATTATCCTGTTTTAATAACTTTCTAAAATCGTACAAATTCATATCACCTTTATCGGTAATAGCCATACGAAGTGTTGGGTCATTAAGGTCAATCTGATCTGGATTAAGTTCAAGAACTTTAGACATAGTTTCACGATATGGAGCGTAAATAGCAGACAAGTCATAGCCTTGATTTAATAGGTCACGAACATATTGTGGTTGACCTGCAGCTGCTAAAATACGTGCGTTCTGAGCAATAGCATTTACATCTAAATCACCGGTAGATAGTTTCTGCAATACAGCATCTTCTAAAGTTTTACCTGGCATAACTGAAATGCTTGGCAAGACATCTCGTAACTGGAAACCATTTTGACGAGCAATGTTTTGAAGTGCTTGATAATTATTTAATGCTTCACCTGAATAGGTGCTTGTAGCACCACCAGCACCAGGTAAGCCCTTACCAATAATTGCTGGAACTTTACCAATAAAAGGAGCAATTAATTGATTAAGTGCAAGTGTATCGTTTTCTAAGAAACCATTGTAGGCTTGCGCTACGATTTGGTCTAACTGCTCAGGTGTTAAGTTTGCACCCTTTTGCTTTGCTAAGTCTGCAACCTTACGCTTAATAATTGCGCTATCTAAACCATAATCAGTCTTAGATACGTCTAAACCTTGGCTACGTAATTCATCATATTTAGCTTTATCAACAATACGAGTACGAATTGCTGCAGCATTTTGCTGCCACCAAGGAGTTTGCTGCGCTGCAGCAAGGAACTTTTCGTCTGTCCATCCCTGATCTACTGCTTTAACAAGAATATCTTGTAATGCAGGATTAATTTTAAAGATATAGTCAGGTAGGTTGTACCAAAATTCTGTACGTTTAATTAAATCTTCAAACTTAGATGGAGCCTTTGGACCTAATGCACCTTCTGCTGGAGTAGGTATAAGACCTGCTACTTCTGGTCCTACCTTAGCTGGACCAGATGTAGGAATCTTAGATACATCCATAGATGGTGTAACAACATCAGCACCAGCGCCCCAGGTTTTATCTGGAAGTTTGCCTGAAGGTGTGCCTTTAGATTCTTTATCTGCAGTTTCTTTGGCAGTCTTAGTAGCCACCAAAGTCACTGGTTCGCCAGCAGTACCACTAACGCCTACCTTAGATAAGTCTGTACCAGTAAGTTTTGCTTTAGCTACTGCAGTAGATACTGGACTACCAACGCTCTTTGAGTATGCCTTTTGAAAATCATCTACAATCGAATCCATTTGGTCTTTAATACTTTTAGCATCTTCGCTTGTCTTATCAGGCAAAGCATCGTAAGAATCTTTAAGAGCGTTATATTTGTTCTGTAATTCAGTAGCAAGTTTTTCGCCTTTTGGCTTTTCTACTTCACGTTCTACTTCGTTTAATTTCTTAGTTAAATCTTTGCGTTCTTTTTCAAGTCTCTTAACAGCATCATCGTATTTTTTATAAAGACGACGGAATTTAGCACGCTCTTCAGGTGACATATTGGCAGCACTAGATTGATTAAGCGCGTTATTACGAGCACCTTTAGCAGTCAATAAATCATTACGATTGCGGTTTAATTGGCCCTTAACTGCAGCAATATCTTTAGTAGTCGCCATTACTTAGACCCCAATGCGTTCATAAATGTACTATAAAGATCAAGCACTTTGTTTGCTCTAGCTTCATCAGTAGCAGCAATTTTATCTATTAAATATTGTTCTGCATCTAAACCACCAGTTTGCATAGCAGAGGTAGTAGAACCACCATCTGAATAATTTGTAATTACTGGATTAGCCTTTTGTTCTTTATTTAATAAAGCTGTATATTTTTTAATCTCTTCAGCAGTAGCATTTCGTTTATCTCTATCACGAATAATTGCATTAATTAATGCAGCTGCGCTTGATGCGTTAGTAAGATAAGTCTCTTTACGTGTAGTGGCCCCACCACCACCTGCTTGACCCATAGCAATCTGCTCTTGAATAAAAGCATCACGTTCTAATGGACGAACTGCTGCGATTGTCTGGCGATCCTGCTCTGCATTATCTAATGCACGCTGAAGTGATGCTGAATACTTATCGGTAATAGGACCTTTGTAGTATCCCGCAGCTTTAAGCATCTTAGACCAAGCTGTGGTAAGCGTAGGGCTTTTAGCAATAGCGGTATAAAACGCCTTGTAATCAGCCATTGCATTAGCAGTACCTGTACTGGTTGTATCAGTGGTCGCTTGCTGACCTTTTGATACGCCCTTGCTACTTCCTACTCCTGGCAACTTAGTCTCCTAACAATCTTCCGAACAACACGTTGTATGCGTTCTGTGTGTTCTCATTAAACTTAGCCAATTCACGCATTTGCAGAATTGTTTCATCTTTATTCATACGTGCTAAGAAATCATT